AAGTATCTAATACTGAATTATCAGAAGTTGAAACACTTGACTCACTAACGCCATTTAAATAAACTTCCCTGTCTGTATCACTTCTTTTTGTACCAACCCAAAAACCGATACCCGACGAAGTAGTTGTAAAACTAACCGCTGAAAGATTTTGACCGCTAATATAATTTCCTGCTGCCCTTAATTGTGCAATTATTGCTGATGGTAAATTATTGTACGACCCTATCTCTACCTCTACATTTGCGTTTGTACTTTTTGAATAATAAGCAAGGTGATTGTTTGTTTGTAATAAATTAGCTCCGAGTTTAGTATCAGCATAAGCATCTGTTCCATTTGGCAAAGCTCCTGTGCTTGAATGAGTCCAACCATTTACAAACACTAATCTGTAAGCAGCATCTAAATCACGTGGGTCTTTCAAATTCCATTTATGTGTTGATGCAGAACCACCTACAAATGGATAAATGGCTTTCATTTTAGACCAAATGTTGTATCCTTTCAAATCAGTTACAAGCGTGTTAATCGCAGTTTGTTGTGTAGAATCTGTAATTGCAGCAGCTGTTATAAATGCTTGAGCATCTGAATCAATTGCAGCAGCACCACTACCCATGCTATTTATTAAAGGATAATAATTTCTCATATTATGCTTCAGTATTTACGCCTAAAACATCAAATTTATCGTCAGTAGCGTTGTAGACTACACCTAAATACGTTGTTTTACTTAACGTTGTTGTAGTAGGTAAAGTAACACCTAAGGCTCTAAATTTAGCTCCGTATGTAATAGCTCTAGCAGTTCCGTTGTCTTTAATTCTAAACAACAAAGCTTGACCCTCGGTGAATGTCCCTGTTGGATTTGCTAACGTTAAATCCTCAGCCTGTGCTGTTATTTTCACTAAATCATTTGTAGATGTAGCTGTAACTGTTGCCGAACTTGTAACGCTTTGAACTCTTGCATTTAATATATTAGCTCCAGTGATAGATTTGGATACATAACCAGCGATTGTATTTTCTGCAATTGCTAATATATCCGTAGCTTCTATTGAAGCTCCTTTTGCTGTTAATTCTGTAAATTTCATATTTTATCTTGATAATTTAGTTAAACCTGACCAACTTAATGTATAAAAAGAACCCCATCCGTTCAAATCATATGTCGGTGATTGTGTTATTATAGATTCTTCATTTTCATAGAAATAGAATTGTCCATCTTCTGTGATGAGGTTGTCTCCATCTGGATTACTTTTACCCCATCCTATTAAATTAAATGCTCCGTTACCCCATTCCATATTTTAATAACTAATTTAAATTGTATTGTTGTCTAATTATACAGGAATTTTTACAACGTTGAAATTAAAATCTGTTACTCTAACATCTGCAGAATTGGTATTTCTCACAAACAATTCAACGTAATCATTTGCTACCATTTCAAGAACCGCTTGAGTACTTCCACCATGCTCCACGTTTGAAGTTGCTGTTCTAATTATACCCTCACTTTCAGATATTATAACTCCATTTTTAGCAACTCCAATAGAAATAGATTGATTTGATGTAGCACTTCTAACAGTTGCATTAATCGTTATTAAAAATGAATTAGTGAACGCACCGTTGTAGGTTAACCGATTTGTTGTATGTGTGAACTTTGAGTTAGTTCCGCTCGTTGTTGTACCATCTGCTTTTACCCATACGTTCACGTTTGCAACTCCAATAGTTGTATTAGTAGCATTGTTAAGCATATACATGAATCCTTTGGTCGAAGTGTTTGTAATACCAACGCAATTGACGAATAATGCTTTGTTATCTGTATAGGCAACGCCACTTTGATAAGTACCGCCACCGCTAAAGTTAACAGTATCTAAAATGTACCTTTCACTTGAAATTGTAGCGCTTGAATTTACATTTATACCCGTTTCACCACTTAACACAACAAAAGATGAATAGATTATTCTAAATCTTCTACTTACAGTTAGTGTAGATGGTAATATTAAAGCAGTTGACGTAGTAGCGCAATCAAATAAACAATTACTCATTCCAATCGTGCCAATAGTACCATCAAAGGTTAGGTTTCCACTATTCAAGAACGCACTATCTCCCATAATAAAATTAGTGTAATCTTTGATCGTTCCAACAGTTGCGCAATCTGTAAAATTCACACCAAACCAATCTAAAGCGGTTGTAGTTCCATCACCATCTAAATTTAAAGCAGTACCATGAGTAATCGTAATGTTACGCATAGGCAAGGAATAAACCGACGTTATTAATGCAGTAGATGAACTTAAACCAGTACTTTTTAAAATACAATTTTCAGAGCTTGTACCTAAAATAACGCTATTTTGACCGCCTACTAATCTGTCTCCTGTTAAGTCAATTGTAGATATAACAACATATGTATAGTTATCTACAAGCGTAATAACACCACTTACAGGAGCAGGAAAATCAGTTTTAGAATTAACTAACACATACTCAACATTAGACGTTACACCAATTTCACTTTCAAAATAATCAAGCATTTGTTGACCTGTAACCTGTTTAGTCACATAACCTCCAACACCATCAGGCTCTGCAAGTGGTAACCTATCGTTTGCTGTTAGGTTGGTTGTTTTCGCTGTTAAGTTTTCTATCTTTATCGTTGCCATAAATCTTTTTTAGATATATTTCTAATTTTTTAATATTTTCTTTTTTCGGAGCGTATTTTTTCATATATGCCAATTTGTGTAATAATTTTCTCTAATTGGGTGTATATCATCGTTAGTATTACTTGTGTACTCTGGAAATAAATTTGATGAAAAGCACATATAATCAACAAATCTTTGAGAATAGTTTTCTGCTATCTTTTTATACTTCTCTGCAAGTAGTTGTATATTCTCATAGCTAACCGCTGTTGAACTTTCTACCTCTTTTTGATATACACCATTGTTTGATATTTGAAAGCTCGAGAAAGGCAAATATTCAACCATTGAATAAAAAATCAACATAGGCTTTAAAAACGTAGTAGTAATAGTTAAATAATTACCTGCTAAAGTATTCGCTAAAATATCCGCTTTAATCTTGTTCAATAAATCAGTACCTGTATATTGTTGAATCCAAATATCTTGTGCAATCTTAACAAATGGTAATAATTTATCATAATCGATATTACCATCCAAAGAAGTATATTTAGCAATGTCTGTTTTGTTAATTAGTAGTGCTTCAGCCATAATCTATTTATTTAAATTTTTAATATAATCAGGGTGATGTCCTTGGTATGGCATATCAATTGGAGCTTTTTTAGAATCCGCATTACCTCTCGGTCTTGGTGCATATGATTTAGGTATGCTTCCAACTTCAGCAGATGAACTTAAAGCTTTATCTTCTACAAATGATCCATCTGTTTTTTTCTTAAGTCTGTAAAGTGTTTCCTGCCAAAAATGGCCACATTTAACCCCGCCCTTGAAACGAAACAGATCATAAGGTTGACTTTTATGTCCTAATTGTTTATTTACACCCTCTCTACTTGCTTTGTCAATGTCCTCTAAGCGATAAACTACACCATTATTAGTGCGTAACATCATTTGTTTACAAAAACTTCTTGAATTTGGTTTTGAATATCTTTCTGAATATTGATATCTTACCTTATAAACGCTTTTATCCAAATTTGACTCTCTGCTTGGCTTTGACGTTATAACCTCCGCTAATTTAGTGTAAAGGTCTTTTTTGGGCTTAATAAGTCTATTTGCCCAATCTTCAATAGGCTCGTTATCTTCTTTAAATTCACGTGCATCAACTAATTCCCATTCATCACTTACAACCTCTCCATCTAATACGTCTAAATAAGCTAATAACTCATCGTGGTCATCTTGTTTAGACAATGTTTGTAATTCTGAATTACTTGCCTTAAATGGATTCAATGACTTGAAAGCTAAATCTAAATTGATGTCGTTAACTCTAAAAATCTTTTTTAAAGAATCGATAATTAGTTGTTGTTTTGGCTTGATAACCATGTTTTCGTACAAAGTGAAAGAATTTTGTAACTCATCCGCATTTGCACTAAACCCAGTTGTCGTAGCAATACCAAATATTAAAGGACTAACAACGTTATGACCTACCATTATTTTAGTTCTACACTCTTCACTAAGATAAGCGTAATGCTCAGGTGCATCGTTTAAAGGCACACTATCAATTGTTGTTTTTGTCGCTTCGTTGTCATTGAAAGAAACAACTAACTTCTTTCCTGTTGAACCTGTTAATTGGTTCATTATTCTATTAGTGATGTCGTCTTTTTCTTGGTCAGCAGGTTGCCCATTGTTGAAATTTAGTACAGTCGTTGGCGAAAATCCGTTAGTTACCTCATTTATAAGGTATTCAGCTATTTTTTCCTCCAATACCGCATAATCCAATGCACCTTGGTAATCAACATAGCTAAAATATTTCATCCCAACGCTATAAGGTTGAATAGTTAATATTTCAATCTTTTCTTTTGATGTTCCAAAAACAGGGAATGGTTTAGGCTTGAATTTTTTTACATCCTGCCAATTATCTGAGTAGTATTGAGTTACTATTTCTCCATCTTCATTGCATTTTGCAGGTCTTAATAATTGCTGAGGTATGTTAAAAATCTCAATTACTCTATCATGCTTATCGTTGTAATGAACTTGTAAACTTCCTTGACCTAAAAGGTATAAATCAATGATTAATTTCTTTAGTTCTTCTTGTGAAATAATGCTAATAACATTCGCCCAATCTTCAGGTTTCTGAAATGAATCTTTTGCGTACAAGCCCTCACCATAAATTAACTTGCAAATGTTGTTTATTATAGCATTGTTTGTAGCGCTGTTTAAAAACCTTTCAATTAAGAATTGATAGTAATTGTTATCTTCACCATAATTAACCCAATCTTCTCTCTTATCTTCGCTTATTTTGGGTTGTACGTAGGCACTTAATTCAATTACTTTATTCGAGAATTGTAAACTCATTAGTTGTAGTATTTTGTGTGTAGTAATTTTTATTCAATGAATAATCATCTTCATTTGCAGTTGCTAACATTAAACCCTTATAGTAAATAGGCTCTGTTAATGTAGTATCATAAAGCTCTGTTCTGTAAATATGTCCCTCTTTTAATTTCGAATAATTAAACGTAACTGTAGTATAATAACTTCCAACCACAGAAGTAACGTTTATTACATCAGTGACATTTGTTTCTTTATCAGTTATTCGCAACCTATTTACAGAAGCTCTCGGACTAATTATAAAACTTTGGCTTGTTGTTATTGGTTCAACTATATTCATACATTAATAACCATTTTAAATGAATTTGTTTCAAACAAAAAAACCCCACCAATAAAGGTAGGGTCTAATCGTATTAATTTTAATTAATCTACTA